TATTACTAAGCATATACTTTGGGATATTTAGATTTCTTTTTACAAAGTTATAAAAGTTTTTAGAAAGTTTGAGAACTTTAAAAGTTTAAAAGTTTTTAGAAAAATAAAAAGATAGTTAAGAACCTCCTATATCCCACAAAGTTGTCTCTCGAAGTTCTCTAAATAACTCTCGGGATGCTCGACGCATCTGCCGACTTTTTTAGAGTAAATAATGTATATTCTTCTTACCATTCTGATAACAAGGGATTACTATAAATAACCTAAAAGTCGGCAGATGCGTTTAGCATCCCGAGTATTACTAAGCATATACTTTGGGATATTTAGATTTCTTTTTACAAAGTTATAAAAGTTTTAGAAAGTTTGAGAACTTTAAAAGTTTAAAAGTTTTTAGAAAAATAAAAAGATAGTTAAGAACCTTCTATATCCACAAAGTTGTCTCTCGAAGTTCTCTAAATAACTCTCGGGATGCTCGACGCATCTGCCAACTTTTTTAGAGTAAATAAGGTATATTCTTCTTACCATTCTGATAACAAAGGATTACTATAAATTACCTAAAAGTCGGCAGATGCGTTTAGCATCCCGAGTATTACTAAGCATATACTTTGGGATATTTAGATTTCTTTTTACAAAGTTATAAAAGTTTTAGAGAAAATAAAAAGATAGTTAAGAACCTTCTATATCCACAAAGTTGTCTCTCAAAGTTCTCTAAATAACGCCAGTGATGCTCGACGCCGCTTCGCTACTCCGTATCTGCCGACTTTTTAAGAGAAAATAAAGCATATTCTTCTTACCATTATGATAACAAAATATTACTATAAATAACCTAAAAGTCGGCAGATACGAAGTAGCGAAGCGGCGTCAAGCATCCCGAGTATTACTAAGCATATACTTTGGGATATTTAGATTTTCTTTTTCTTTTTAGAAAGTTATAAAAGTTTTTAGAGAAAATAAAAAGATACCTCTTTTTTATTTAAGAATAATAAAATAAACTGAAATAATATGAAAAAGAAGACCACGATTGTATTCTCAATCAATGTGCATGAAAACGTCAAGTTTTTACAGAAGCAGATTGAAGATATCGAGGCAAATGTTTTGCTTGACTTTGTTGTTCTGATAAACGCCAATGAGTTTATGTATAACGAAATAATCAATAACAAATCGCTAATGGCGAGAACGGCGAAAGCATCGAAAGCAACGAGAGCGTTCATCGAACTATACCCAGAACCGATAAACAAAATACATAATCACGGCACTTTAACAAAGGGTATCTATCTCAATATGGAGTATGCGGTTAGCAACTATGATTTCGAATACTTTATCGTGTTGTCAAGCAGAAACTTGTTTTACAATACATTACACAAGGATAACTACCACGCAATGCCAAGGATATCCTACGGGGCGACCATAGAGCAACTGAACTATCAAGAATGGCACTGGCGTATCTTCTTACAAACTAAGTTGGGGAATTATATTATCGCTAATAACTGGCGATTTTGTCAGGCGTATATGCACCACGAGGGACTTGGGTTCGACTATGCGTCATCTACGCAAATTGTAGATTTTCTCGAAAAAAATAAAGATATTAAAGAAGACCTCTTCAATTTCAATTGGGGCGTTGAGGAGTTCGCTTTACACACGATTGCTCTTAATTTAACGGGGTATTATTATAATATCGGCAATTGGACGAACGACGACGACTTTGTGAATATCCACAAACTACCGAGCGACCGCTTTGTATATAAGACGTTTAGGCGATAGCCTTTACAAAGTCCCATACATTCTTTTTAACATCATTGTCATAATGTGAAATAAATGGCAATGTTCCAAACACTAAGCCTTTCGTAATGTATGTAAGGAAATCAATATTTAATCCTTTTGCCAAACATTTTTGTAGAAAATAGGTTTTCATTTCTTGAATGTATTCGATGTGCTTGATGCTCTCGCTGCTTGTGTCGCCATTCAATACCAAGTCATAGCCTAATATACTTTGATATAACTTGCCGTAATCATAGTATATATCTCCGTTAAGCGTGAGGATATCGTCAATCATCCCACGCATATCCAGCAATTTATAACGATTTCTATTATCTGTATCGGCGTCGCCTTCTGCGTATTTTAAAATAATATTCGAAAACCAAAAGTCCCCGTGTATTACTGGGGATAGAATGGGGGAGAAGTGGGCTTCAATACCCTCTATGATAGCACGAAAGACTTCCTCAGCATCCTCAAAAGGATAATCTTGCTTATTAAATCGGTTCTTCAACTTTTTTACATAATTATTTTTAACATTATCGCAAGTTATCACGATTGTATCGATACAATCGCTTGTATCTTCGTGGGTATGTAAGCGTTCCAGAATATCAAAAAGTTCGTCGATATGACGATGCGTCAAAAGGCAATTCTTATACAAATAATACAAGGGTATTCCTTCGATATAATCCATTTTTAAATCAATCGTATCGACATCTATCGAATAGTCTATCAATCGTGGAAAGTAATCTTGTAATCCTCCTGAGCCACCCGAGCGGCTCGGGATATTCTGGTAATAAAAGAGTTCGCCTTTCATTATGTCAATCGGTCCCGTCTTAACTATATAGGCATCATCGCATCTTCTTATCTTGTTATATTTGTTATTTCTTATTTTATTCGGTATATACTGATGTGCCGTAGCATTAGCGGTATCCTTATCATCAACGTCTTTATCATAGAATAACCCAAAGTAAGATAAATCGTTTATATAAGGGTTGATGGCTCTGTCGTCAATGTAGATGTCGGCAATCGGTTTGCCAAAAATCAGTTCGTCGTATTCGATGTTGAACCTTTCGAGGGTATCGATTGTGATACCAGCAATATCCTTTATCACCTTCCCGACGTTCCCGTGATGCGTCTTCATTCTTCTTGCGGTATAGATGATAATCTCGTGACCGTCGCTCTTCAACTTCTTCAATAGCGAAAGGTTGTTATAAATCGGCTTGACTGTCGAGTAGTCTCCTGCGATTGCGGGATATGTTAAGAGCGTGTTATCTAAATCAAAGCAAATCCTTAATTTATTTTTATTATTATTTTTGTTTTTTATGGTATTGCCATTGGTATTGCCATTTGAGAATACATACGTGTCATCATCTAAGAGCGTCTTGGCGTCTGCTAAGAACGTCTTAGTGTTATCAAAATGATACTCTGTCGTAGCCGTAGGCGTAGGCGTCGGACGAATGTCAATAAACACAATCTTGTCATCTCCTATGTCATCGATAAATGGATGGATGCCTACAAAAGCCGTCTCGACGATACCTCGTGTTCGATAGTCTATCTGTGAAAAGTGAAAGCGTGTTGGTGGTTTTGTTTTACATTTAGTTAGTATAGTCTCTTTGAAGTTCGATTGATTTAAGAATATATTATAGATGATATAGATTTCATCACTTGGGATATTCTCGATGACGTATTCTATGCGATGCCGCCCCATAACAAACTCTAAGGGGTTTTCGTCGCATAAAATGAGGTGTTTCATATATGTTAGTTATATATGTTAGTAATATATGATATGTAAGTATATGTATATATATTTTTATATACGGATATGAATAAAAAATGATTTTCGGATAATCTTATAGTCGGTTTTTTCTCGCATTTTTAAGCATACCTGATGTCATCGCCATAAGAACATTCATCGTTTCATCTTCGCTACCGCTATTGTCGTCTCCATATTCGCTATAACTATCGTCGCTATCGCATTCGTCGCTACTCCAATGCTTTTTCTTTTTAGTTGTCTTCGCTTTACGAATTACTGGTTCTTCTTTCTTAACATCCTCGCTTACGCTTATAATCGCTCCATCGACATCGGTTTTCGCATAGCAATCCTTTATATAATGGGTATCCCTTCCGCATCTCATACATACGTTATTCGAATGCCTTATTTCTTTTTCTAATACCGCAATGCTATTCTCATCTAAAACTATGTTAGAATATGACCCTCCTCTAACATTTTCGATACCGTATTTCGCCATATATTCCTTCACATACTTGTCTTCGTCGAACTGTGATGTGCTTTTTATGGTTTTAATCAAAGAGACTGGCTTGTGTTTCTTCGTCCATCCTGAGCCAGTGCCTGTTAGATGCTCTTCATACCTTTTTTCGATATTCTTCGTCTTGCCAATGTAATACTTTCCGGCTCTCAATTTCAAAATGTAAATCTGTTCCATATCTTTATGTAAGCCTTGCGATTGTTGTATGTTATATATCAGTTTTTAATTAGAGACAAGGAATAAATAAAAATAAACACACTACCGTTCCTGTATTCCTGCGTTCCTGTGTTGTTATACCTTCTTCATCAGTTTCTTATAATCCGCTACGGTAATGAGACGTCCCTTGTATTTAAGGTGTTCCTTTCTCGAACCTGCTATCTTGTAGATACATCTCAGTTTCCCGTTAATTTCCTTTTTTACTATGGGTGCTTTGCGACCTCCTCCGTTGGTATCTTTAACATTAATATCAAGAATAACTTCTTTTGATTTATGATACTTTATTATCAATGATGTTATAACATCATTTCCATATTTTTGTGTTTCATTATTTTTATATAATAAGATATTTGTTTTACAATCCTTAGGGTTGTCATCAGTATTGTTGTGTGTGTAATATATATTATTATCACGTGTAAATAATGAAGCACCTCCACCATTTTTTCCAGTTAATATAATTTCAACAAAATCCTTATCTGATTTATTCCCTTCATATCTATATAAATTATTTGCTTTAAAAAAATCATCATACGTAACTGGTGTTTCGAAGAATAATTGTCTTATCTTCGATATTTTTTCGTAATTCTGGTGGTAAGTCATAAAAGAAGTTCTTCTTAAATATAGGATTTCTCGATGTTCTCGACTTGTTCGACATTATCAGATATACTACCTATATATAAATTATAAAAAACCAAGTAAAATGTATCATACTTACACGACCTCATCTTTATCATCACAAGTAGTATCTTGACGAACGTATATTAATCTCCTTGCACCTTTGCCAAAATCATAGCATAAGTCAGTTTTCATTAGTTCCATCAGCATATCATTGGTTAAACCTTTTTTCAATATATCAGGGATACACGTCGCATTATTTAAACAAAAGTTTGCTTCTGTTCTAATATTCCAATCATAAGGCATCAGTTCGCAAGGGGTTCTTTGTTTAAAATCGTTAGGTATCACATTATCAATTGCTGTCCTTACCCAACCATTATATACATATTTATGTCCTTCACAAGTTATTCCTGCGATAACGTGATTCAAATCTTTATCATTCCAATTATCAAGTATTACTGAATCTAAAATATATACCTTGCCATTATAACAAATTTTATCCTTCATAGATGTTAATTGCTTCTTGATTTTTTCATCGATATTTGTATTTGATTTTAATATATTTTTGTATAAATAATTTGTTATTTTGTTTGCTTTAATAATCCTTATCATTAATATAGGAGGTGTTGAACTATCTTTTGTATATGAAATCTCTTTAAACCCATTCTTTCTATTTAATTCTTCTTTACACTCACTATTATAACTTACAACATCATATTCCTTATTATAATAAGAATAAGCCAGTGTTGAATAATCAACAAAATCAAATATTTTATAATCAATTCCTAATAATTTATATAGTTTGCATATATACACAACTGTATAAAATCCCATATGAGAAACATTATCAGGGTCATAAGGGAAATTGCCTCCCTTAACCTTAAATAATAATCTTAATATATCAACGAATATATTATCGCTAAACTTAGGGTAATTATCTTTTTTATAAGTAGTTACGTATCTATTTAAAACAATCTGTAATAACATAAATAAAGGGTCACTATTACCCCAATCTTCTGATTTCTTAATAATTACATCGCGACTACGCTGACTGTAAAACATCGCTACAATAGCAGCCATAAACCAACAAGTATTTCCTACTTGCTTCGGTGTTATAATACGAGAACAAATACTATTTACTAATTCTTTTTCTTTTAGATATTTTAGATGTGATTTATTCAAATCTATTATATTAAGTAATTTTTGCTTATCTATCTTGTGTGGGTTAGTTATAAACCTATTAATTACATTATTTATATCTTCAAGTAGTGAGGATGATGATGCGTCTGGTGTTTTTTGTTTCTTTTGTAATTCTTCTTTGATTTGTTGTTGCGTATCCCTTAGTATTCTTATTTGAGACACCATAAATATCATTTCCTTATTTTGTTCTAAAAGGTCTTTTAATAAATTAGACAGAACGACTTTATCTTCAATACGTTTTTTAAAAATAACTTCTATTTTTTTTCTATCACTTAGTCCAAAATAACCTATTATTTTAATAATCTTTGTCTTTTTTACTTCGTCTTTCTCTGTTATTAATATATCAGCCATTCTATTTAATATTTTATCGATAATGTAATCGATTACATTTTTTTGATATTTGTAACCATTTAATGTTATAAATGTTAATATTTTGTTAAGATAACCAAAACTTTTAATAGCCGCTATTATATTAGTTCTTTTGTCGTCATTCTCGTTTATTAATGTATCTACCTTTTTTTCTACTTTTTCTTGCGAACTATTGCTACCACTGCTACGGCTATTGCTACCACTGTTGCTAATATTGCTACCACTGTTGCTACTATTGCTACCACTGCTACGGCTATTGCTACCACTGTTGCTACTATTGCTACCACTGCTACGGCTATTGCTACCACTGTTGCTACTATTGCTACCACTGCTACGGCTATTGCTACTGCTTTTTATTTCACTTTTTATTTCAACAGACTCTATCAGAATTAATATTTTATCATATGATATATTTTTATTTGTATCCACTTCAAATATTTGGTTGCCTATACATTTTATATTCTTTATAGTACCATTTACAAATTTTATTATAAATATACATTTGGGACATTCTTGGTTTAAACCGTTTAAACGATTATTATCAAAAAATTTGTGATAGGTCGTTTCCGGAGAAGGAAACTCAATAAAAACCTCTCTTTCATTATTACCATCAATATAAACATAAGGCATCTTATTAATGTTCTATATATAAATTATAAATAAAATCATAATACCTCTCCTATAACATATAAGAACATAGCACGTATCATAAGTGATACTCGTTTCGCTCGAATATGTTAGAGGACTACTTGGAATATACGAGGGTATATAAGGAGAAATATGGCGACAAGTGTGTCGTGTTGATGCAAGTCGGTTCGTTCTTTGAGATTTATACGATATACCCGAATACCGATGCGTCGCTCAATAATGATGTGTATATTATAGCGGAACTGTGTGGTATTCAGACATCTCGTAAAAACAAGGCGGTTGCCGAGATATCGATTGCGAACCCCGTGATGGCAGGGTTTCCCCTTGCGTCCCTTCCCAAGTTCCGTGATAAAATCTTAGCAAATAATTATACGATTGTATTGGTGGAGCAAGTCTCCGAGCCACCGAACCCAGAGAGGAAGGTTACGGAGATAATATCGCCTGGGACGAACGTGAATATCGTAAATAAGCGTAGCAATTATATAATGGTAGTCTATTACGAGGTGATTGAAGGGTATATCATTGCGGGTATATCGGGGATTGATTTATCGACAGGGAAAACCTTCGTATATGAGGTATCGTCATCAAAGGACGACCCTGAGTTCGCAAACGACGAAGTCTTTCGCTATATCAGCACTTACAACCCGTCAGAGTTGATTATCATTAGCGAGGCAATCAGCGAAGATTACAAGAAGCGGATACTGAAAAACCTAAATATCAATAATATTCGCGTCCATTACAAATGGGACACCTACGAGCATCTGGCTTTTTTTAGTAATATCAATAAGCAACGTGATATATTAGAAAAGGTTTTTGCGATTAAAAAGGGCTTCCTTTCGATAATTGAGATACTGAACTTGGAAAAATATAATGATGCGAGGTTTTCGCTTTGTTGTTTGTTAGAGTTCGCTTACGAACACAATGCGGATATCGTGAAGGGACTTGAAGAAGTTCCCGATGTATTTGAAATGAATAAAAATATGACGATTGAGTTTAACTCGGCAATTCAACTGAACGTCCTCGGGTTGTATCAGGGCGACCAGCCGTTGATAGAGATATTAAACCGATGCTCTACGGCGTTCGGATACCGCACATTTAAGGAGAGGCTTCTACAACCGATGATTGATACTGTGCGTATCGAACAAGCATACGACGACGTCGATATGTTATTGAAAAACAACACGTATTTGATTGTTCGCAAACACCTCTCTGCGATAATGGACTTGGAGCGTCTTAAACGTAAAATGAAGACCAATAAGATAGCACCGCACGACTGGGTATCATTTCACGACGCTCTACAATCCACAAAAGAAATACAAAGGCTCATTGTGTTCCCTGCGTCCACAGACGTAGATGTCGATAGCGTCATCTCGCAATTCATAGATATCATCGATTTAGAGGAGGCGGGTAAATACAATCTCACGAACTTACAAGACAAATCGACGTGTATCAACTTTTTTAAGAAGGGCGTCTATCCCGATATCGATGCGTTGTTTGAAAAATATAACAAGTCGTTTGAGATTATCAATACGGCGTGTGAGAATATAACGCAGATAGGCGGAGATAACGATAGCACGATGTGTAAGGTTGAAAACAATAACCGAGATGGGTATTATTTGACGATTACCAAGAAACGGTATGAGAACGCTTTGAAGAATAAAAGGGATTTGATGAATACCTTTGAGAAGAAGCCGTTGTCGTCTTCATCGACCACGTATAAACTCACGAACGCCACGATTACAAAGGAAAGCAACACGATTGCCGAGTATAGTCAGCAAATATCACAGTTGGTGCTAAGTCATTACAAGGAGTTTGTAATCGGGTTCATCGATAGCGTAGCAGGTACGAATGCTGCGAATGTTGCGGATACCTATGATGCGATTGTGAAATATCTGGTTCGTGTGGATATCGCCGCAAACTCGGCGAAGAATGCTTTCGATTACTGTTATACACGTCCGATTATCGATTGCGAAGCGACATCTGGCAAGTCGTCTTTCATCGAAGCGACGCATCTTAGGCATCCAATCATTGAGAGGATACAAGACGACTTTCAATATGTCGGTAATAATATTTCGCTACATCAAAACGGTATTTTGCTTTATGGCATAAATGCGTCGGGCAAATCGTCGTTTATGAAAGCGGTTGGCTTGAATATTATTATGGCACAGGCGGGGATGTTTGTGTCTGCGTCGTCTTTCACGTATTACCCGTATCACAGCATATTCACGAGAATATCGGGATTGGATAATATTTATAAAGGAATGTCGAGTTTTACGGTGGAGATGACAGAGTTGCGAAATATTCTCAGGCGATGTAATAAATACAGCCTCGTGATTGGCGATGAAATATGTTGCGGGACGGAATCAGTATCTGCGTTATCGATTGTGGCGAGTGGCATTGATACGCTAATCACGAAGGGGGCTTCTTTTATCTTTGCGTCGCATCTACACGAACTGACGAAACTGTCGAGTATTCAAAGCAACATTAAAAAATCCAAGTTATTCGTGAAGCATATTCGTATCACATTCGACGAACAGAATACGATTATCTATGACAGGGTAATTCAGGACGGACAAGGTAGCACGAATTATGGCATCGATGTATGTCGAACTCTGGATATGCCAAGCGATTTTATGAAAAACGCCGAGTTAAATCGAAAGGAAGTGGAGGGTATGAATAGCACGATAGTAAATACAAAGAGTTCAAGATATAACTCAAAGATAATTATAGACACTTGTAATATCTGTAATAAAAACAAGGCGGAAGAGACGCATCACATCGTCTATCAACAGTCCGCAGACAAAGATGGGTTTATCAACAACCCTTTATATAAGAACGCATTTCATAAGAACGCAAAGCATAACTTGGTGGCGATATGTAAAGAATGCCATACCAAGGAGCATACTGGAAAAATCAAGATAGAATGCTGGATATCCTCTTCGATTGGACGCAAGTTAATATGCGATTATAATTATGGCGGCAACGAGGGTAGCGAAAGTGGCGAAGGCAGCGAAAGCGGCGAAGCGGACATCGAAGATTAAAATGAAATTAAATTATGAAATTAACCCTTTATTTTTTAGAAAATTGATATATGTATGTCAGTTATATAATGCAACATATCAAAATGTCTGCGAGTGATAAACTATATTTCCATTCGAGGTCAAAGGATGCCGTCGCAGGGAAAGGGGTGCATGAGTTTGCGAAAGATGAAAATGCGTATGAAGAATTAACAAAGATAAAGGATTGGAGGAAGGTGCTTTCAAACTTTCATTTCTGTCCTTTCACATACAAAGGTTATACTTATAACACGATAGAACACGTGTATCAATCTCAAAGGATAGGGCTTGTATGTTCTAAGAAAGCATATTTATTCACATTAGAAAGTGGAGATGAGATAGGGAAAGGGGATGCTCGTGTAGCACGTGCGAATAGAAAAATGATAAGGCTTGACAAAGCAAGTTTGGCAAAATGGGATGCGATAGAAGATGAGGTTCAGTATGAAGCGGCATTATCGAAATATAATGTTTGTCCTGAGGCATTAAAGATATTGAAGGCAACTGGCGAAGCCGAATTGTGGCATTTAGTATCTCGTTCAAAGACACATTTGAGATTTACACATCTGGAACGTCTTCGAAGCCGCTTCGCTGACTTCACTGAGTTCGCTGACTTAAATGGCAATGAAAATGAAGATACTGAGAAGCCTGAGAAGGTGGCAAAGCCTATATAAAAACAAAAGATATATATAGATATAACCAAGGATACAAAAAATAAAAATGCGTGTTATTAAGCGTAATAGTGAAATGGAGGATGTTAGTTTCGACAAGGTTTTAAATCGGTTGAAAAACCTGTCTTCTGGATTAACCATTGACGTTTCAGAGATAGCGCAGAAGGTATGTTCTCGTATTTACGATGGCGTGAAGACGCACGAGTTGGACGAGTTGGCGGCTTACTTATGTAGCAGTATGTCGATAGAGCATCCCGATTATAGTATTCTGGCATCACGTATTATCGTTTCTAATCATCATAAGAATACTTCGCCGTCGTTTAGCGAAACCATACAGACGCTCTATAACAACGTGGATAATCATAATAACCCTATTCCATTGGTGTCGGAGGAGTTATATAACGTGGTTCAGAAGAACAAGGAGAAACTCAACACGTGTATTGATTATCAGAGGGATTATCTCTTTGATTATTTTGGATTTAAGACGCTCGAACGTGCGTATCTGTTGCGTATCAATAAGAAGATTATTGAGCGTCCTCAGCATATGTGGATGCGTGTTGCGATTGGAATACACGGACACGATATCAAGGAGGTTCTACAAACATACGATTTGTTAAGCAGAAAGTATTTCACACACGCTACGCCTACGCTTTTTAATGCGGGGACAAATCGTCCGCAGTTGAGTAGTTGTTTTTTGTGTAGCGTGAATGAGGATAGCGTTGCGGGTATTTTTGACTCTTTAAAGGAGGTTGCTTTAATCTCAAAGTATGCGGGTGGGATTGGGCTACATATCCATCAAATACGAGGGAACGGTAGCCATATCCGTGGGACGAATGGAACGTCGAACGGTATCATACCGATGCTACGTGTTTTTAATAATACTGCGAGATATATAGACCAAGCGGGGAAGAGGCTTGGCAGTATTGCGGTATATCTTGAAACGTGGCATACGGATATCGAGAGTTTCTTGGAACTCAAAAAGAACCACGGGAGTGAAGAAGACAGATGTCGTGATTTGTTTTTAGCATTGTGGATATCCGACCTCTTTATGGAGCGGGTGAAGGCGGAGGGCAAATGGTCGCTTATGTGTCCCGACAAATGCCAAGGGCTTAGCGATGTATATGGAGACGACTTTAAGAAATTATATGAGAAATATGAGAGCGAAGGCAAATACACAAAGCAGATAAACGCACAGGACTTGTGGTTTAAGATTTTGGAGGCACAGATAGAGCAAGGCGTCCCTTATATCCTCTACAAGGACGCAGCGAATAAGAAGAGCAACCAGAAGAACTTGGGAACGATTAAGTCGAGCAATCTGTGCGCGGAGGTGTTGATTTACTCGTCGCCCGAAGAGACGGGTGTGTGCAACTTGGCGTCTATCTGCCTTCCGTCGTATCTGTCGTTTGACGGCGGTAGTGGCGGAAATCCCGTATTCGATTTCGAGAAATTACACGAGATTACAAAGGTTATCACGAAGAACCTAAACAAGGTGATTGACAAGAACTTTTATCCCGTTGAAAAGGCACGGCGTTCGAACTTGAAGCATCGCCCCATTGGCATCGGCGTCCAAGGGTTGGCGGACGTATTTATCCAGATGCGGTATCCTTTTGAAAGCGATGAGGCGAAGCAATTGAATAAGGATATCTTTGAGACGATTTATCACGCTGCGGTAGAGGCGTCGATGGAGTTGGCGAAGAAACGGTATCAAATAATCAATGATATTAAAAATATGAACCACAAGATACTCGACGTCGATATCAAGGATTACGTGAATGAGTTTGAGACGGATATTGCCAACCCGAAGTATATCGGCGCATACAGTTCGTTCGAAGGTAGCCCGATGTCGCAAGGCTTGTTTCAGTTTGATTTATGGAATGCTAATGCCGAGGCGAATGCGAATGCGAGATATGACTGGGATAAACTTCGTGCCGACGTGAAGGAGTATGGCGTTCGCAATAGCCTTCTGCTGTCGCCAATGCCTACGGCATCTACTTCGCAAATTATGGGATTTAATGAGAGTTTTGAGCCATTCACGAATAACATTTTTCAACGCAAGACATTGAGCGGAGAGTTTATTGTGATTAATAAATACCTGATTAATGACTTAATTCGCAAGGGGCTATGGAGCAAGGAATTGAAAGACACGATTATATTACACGAAGGCAGCGTCCAGAATATCCCAGAGATTGATGATGAAACAAAGGCGATTTATAAGACGGCGTGGGAGATAAAGCAACGCAACATCATTGATATGTCGGCGGATAGAGGGCAATACATTTGCCAGACGCAGAGCCTCAATATATTTATGGAAGAGCCTGACTTTCAAAAACTGTCGTCGATGCACTTCTACGGACATTCGAAGGGATTGAAAACGGGTTCTTATTATCTACGCACAAGACCGAAAGCGAAGACACAGCAATTTACGATTGACCCTGAGTTCGCTAAGAAAAAGAGAAGATGCGCCGACGAGAATGCTGATACCTGCGTATTATGCTCGTCATAATGAGGGGAGGGGATGATGTTATTTATTTTTTGTATATTATATATGATATAAGTATATAAGGTATAGAGAAGGATGCCAAGTAAAAAACAAGCAAGACCGAGCATCCCAAATGTGATTGGTTATATTTCAAAACCTTTGTATAATGGATGGGAAAAATGAAGGCTTGTTGGCATTCGCAAATAGATTAAAAGAAATCAATATACGTTATAAAAAAATAAAGGAGTTAATCACCAAAGAGGAATACGATGGATTATATGGAGATTTCTCAACTCTAATTGAAAAGCAGAGGTCTGTAATATTAGATGAAGAAAATGAAACCTTATTGAAAAAGATTGAAGATAAATTATCAGATATAGAAAAATCAAACGGGATTAGTGGTGGCGGACGGTATCATAACAATACTACTATGACGATGAAAGACATCAGGGAACTGTGTAAAGACAATCAAATCAAACTTTCGAGAGTTGTTAAAGACATACGGGTTGTTTATAAGAAGAAAGAACTGCTAACGAAGTTGAAGAGAAAGAAGGTGATATAGATGCTTTAATATGTTAATCCGCAGGTTTCAGGTATCAAAGGCATATTCTGCTTATCATAAAATATATTAGATTTTCTTTTTATTTCTTTTATAAAATCTTTTTCTATTCTTGGCGTAACAACATACGTTTTGAACCTATATATGGTAAATGTCTTTGCCTTGCTCCCTGTCCCAAAGGTCGGCAATCTTTTTTGTGGCTTGTGCGGTGCTTAGGTTAGGGAACATTTCCTTAACCCTCGGACGCATTTTATCAAAGAAGAGTTTGCGTTCCGACTTTGAACCCTTGACAGCCTTAGCAGCCTTTTCTTCTGCCTTTCTCGCTTTCTCAGCAGCCTTTTCAGCCGCCTTCTCGGCAACCATCCTTGCTTTTTCGGCAGCCTTCTCGGCTGCAGCAGCGTCCTTCTTAGCCTTCTCAATAGCCTTCATCTTGTAATGAACGTCCTCCATCGCATTCTTATAGTATTCGTCGATACCTTTCTTGGTATTAAGGGATAAAGGCATCTTCGCCATCGCCTTCTTAATAAGAACCGTTATGGATTTCTCACCTGACGACGAAGCAGCCGAAGCAGACGACGCAGACGAAGCCGAAGGCATCTTTCTTTTTATTTCTTTCCTATACTATACAAATACTTTTTTTGATTTATTGATTTGTATATAAATATATATTGTTATTATAATATAATGTCTAAAAATAATGAGCCTTTCGAACCTCTTCTCGAACCGAGCGAACGTCTAACTATTTTTCCGATAGAGCATTATGATATGTGGGAGATGTATAAGAAGGCACTGAGTTGCTTCTGGACGCCCGAAGAATTGGATTTAAGCAAAGATTTAACCGACTTCAATAATTTAAATAAGAACGAGCAGTTTTTCATCAAGCAAATCTTGGCGTTTTTTAGTTCCAGCGATACCATCGTGAATATCAACTTGGGCGAACGGTTCTTAAACGACGTTCAGGTTCTCGAAGCGAAGTTCTTTTATGCGTTCCAGATGTCGATAGAGAACATTCACTCAGAGACGTATTCGCTACTTATCGATACATACTTTAAAGAACCCCAAGAGAAGCACGAGGCTCTCGACGCAATTAATTATATGCCTTGTATCAAAAAGAAGGCGGAGTGGTGCTTCAAGTGGATTAACGACGAAAACGCTCCATTCTCTCAGCGACTACTTGCGTTCGCATTAGTCGAAGGCGTATTTTTCAGCGGTGCGTTTTGTAGTATCTTTTGGTTAAAAGAAAGAGGCGTGATGCAAGGCTTGTCGTTTTCGAACGAGTTAATCAGCAGAGACGAAGGAATGCACGTCGAGTTTGCGGTGCTACTATACTCTAAGATTGTCAATCGTCTCCCTCAGGAGGTCGTTCATAAAATTGTGAAGGAAGCGGTGGAAGTCGAGAAGAACTTTATCATCGAAAGTATCCCTTGTTCGATGCTTGGTATGAATGCGAACCTGATGTCTATTTACATTGAGTTTGTAGCGGACAGGCTTTTAACCCAATTAAACTATGACAAAATATGGAACTCGAACAATCCCTTTCCGTTTATGGAGAGGATATCCATAGAGTCAAAAACGAACTTCTTTGAAAGCCGTGTTTCACAGTATAGCAAGGCGAACGTCGGAAGTAAGCAGGAACACACAGATATACGCAAGTTTTCTTTGGATGCCGACTTTTAGACGCCCGAGCCTTCGCCTATTACTTAAAGAAATGTAATATAATTTTATTTATAATGAACCGATTTCAAAGTATTTTCAACGAAATTAATAAATACATAAACTATATGTTATATGACGATTACATCATATTCTCATCGAATTACATTCAGTGTATGAATAAGATACTTTGCGTATTGAAGAATACGCTAAGCAAAATACAAGATATATACTTTAAGTATATTTTGCATCCTAAAATAAAGGCGTCCGTTGCGACGGCATCGATGATGCCAATATCAATACCATAACTTCTTTTACTCTATCTAATATCCTTATTAGATTTCTTGGCGAAGAATAGAATATTATAGCGTCCTTATATAGAAATAGAAACGTTATGTGTTGGAACGCATCCGTATCCTTGAATACGTATCTATTCAGCACATTTGCGTCCTTGTTTGCGTATTCGAACGGCGTCACGAACTTGCTCGGTCTTATATTCTATCAGTCCTTCGTCATCATGCAACTGATAGAGTATTTCATTTGGACGAAAACATTTTCGAACAGATTGCTTTCACAAATCGCATTATTCGTCGTGCTATGTCAGCCTATTCTCAATATCCTAAAAATAGAAAAACGTCCTGACTGGATACCTTATTTATTAGTGGCATACTTTGTATTTATCGCTATCCTATACACCGTCGTGATACCATTTAATACCATTGAGTTTTCATCGACGCCAAGTAAAAACGGGCATCTATCGTGGAACTGGTTCAAACTCAATATATACGCAATCGTGATATTGTATGCCTTCCTTGCGGTGCGTTGGATAATCGATGAAATGTATCCGACATTTCTATTCATCACGAGCATCCTTATTGTATCCATAATCCTATATAAGGAAACGCATACGTGGGGGTCGATGTGGTGCTGGATAGCAAATGCTCTGTCATTCTATTTGATACTGCGAGTTTTCTACAATGATTTATGTAAAATATAAAAAATAGATATGTGGGATACATTAGGTTTAACTTCGTCTAACTTCGTCTAACTTCGTCTAACTTCGTCTAACTTCGTCTAACTTCGTCTAACTTCGTCTAACTTCGTCTAACTTTCGCTAACTAATATCCTGTTGCGAGAGGCATAACTTGATTTCGCCCAAGGACGCTATCGTATATCGTAAGATGATGGGGTAATTGTTTTTAAGATATATCTCGACGGTATTCGAGAGGTTGGTGCATTTTGTAAAGATAGACAGATATTTAAGACTGAATATCCCTTGAATGATTTCTTGGTCTTCTTCGCCGCTATTCTTTTTTATGGTGATGGATTGTGATTTCTCCGCACCCAATATCGTCTCTTGATAGCAAAAGTCCCCCTTACAACTCAAAATCAACTTGTCGTTGATGTTGCGGAACTCAATGAACTCCGCTAAATTGTGCATGTCTCGAATAATCTTTTGAAGATACGAAGAAGGCATATTGATAATCGTGTGAAAATCCACAGGCGGTATCTGGATATTTAGCACATCAATATCAAGCACCGACAGTTTATAATTCGTCTTGTAGTTCTTCTCATTGTTGTCTATCGTGATACCCAGATGGTTCGGGTCATCTTTCAAGATATACAAGGATAAAATGTCATTGTTCGTAATCGTCTTAATCAGAGCGTGTAGCCTTAGCATATTGATACCGACATAAATCTTCTTCTCGCACTCGTATATCTCGAACTTGTCTGCTTCGAGTTTGAGATGTATCAAAACAATATGCGTGTTATCCATTGCGACAATCTTGATACCCGTCTCGTCTATCTCTAAATTGACATCCATAAGGATTTCCTTCAAGGCATCTATCACTTGTTTAAAGGTCGATGCCTGTATTGTTTTAATATTTAGCGAATATATATTACTATCGTCCATTTAGTAATCCTTAATGTTCTTTCCTTTAAATCTATTTCTTATATAATCACTTGCTACTTAAAGGAACTTACGCTACTTAAAGGAGTTTCGAAGGGACGCCTTGTAAAAAACTGACAGGGCTAACTTGTGGTACGGTTGGTATGGCTGATGCTTTTGCTTGTGCGAACGCTTGTGTTGGATTTAATGCGGCTAAGGGATTAAATGTAGGAGTGTCAGTGCCAAATATCCCTTGGGGAGTGTCAGTGCCAATGTTAATAAAGGGAGAGCCACTTCCAGTGCCAAATGGATTATCAGTACCATACGTTACTCCTGTCGCAGCAGTCGCCGCATTCGCCTCTAAGTCCTTTTTATTCGCCTCGACAGCCATAGCAAGTTCATTTTTTTTATATATGCTAAACATCGATACGATATAGGTTAAATAGTTTTCTACTAATAAGAGATGCCTATACTTTTCTGAGTGTTCGGGCGTTACATCGGGATTAGCGATAATATCATATTCGACGTCTGTTCGCCCGTATCGCATCAAATACATACTATATACATAAATCGCAATCAAATACAACTGAACCATATACCAATATATATATTGGCTATTATCACAGTCTTCCCCGTTATTCTCGTTGGATAACAGGCAATAGTTGATATTTAACAAATTAAACAACGTATTTACCGCATACGATAGCACAGAGAAGATGATGACGACATTGATGATTTTGAAAAATAGGCTAACGACCGTGTAATTCGACTTGCTATATCTACATAGCAAATAATAGTATAAAGGACAGAAGACGTTGATGACGGTGATTGTTATAAAACTATAAAACAGCGAACAATAATTTAGATAACTGTTTATCCACGATAAGGCGATGCCTTTCGGTGGCGATATGTAGAGCAGGATTGCGTAGATTAGACAAAGTCCCGCAATAAATCCTAAAAATAGCCCGAATATCGTAAGAATATAGACAAACGACTTCTCATTATCGCTATATTCGGATAATATCTGGTGGTCGTAGAAAGTTATATTATTATAATAAGGCAACTTGTATTTTGTCTCCGAAGATACCACGCCGATGTCGTTATCCGAAATATTACATTTATGAAGAAATGTCCCTGTCGCAGCCGCTCCCGCCCCACCACTGTCATATAGAATTGCCTTCGTCTCTTCGTTGTAGAATACCTTGTCTCCATCTCTTCCGACGCTTGTTCGAACGTAGGTTTCAAAACGTTCGTGATTAATCGAGAAGCAACTATAACAAGCCGCCTTAAATATTTTAATCAAGTTTTCTTCGTCCTTCCCGACGAGAGACGCAGCAACATTGTTAAACTTGAATAACTGGCGTATCCGCTTGTCAATACTCGCAGCCCCGTCTTTACATACGAAGTTCATAATGATATTGGCGTAGGATATTGCGTTTTTCAATTTATCCTTGGCGTTCTTGTCTTTGCCAAAGACGCTCTCTAATATATCCGTATTGAACTGATAATCTCTTATTTTTATCAATAATCTATCTTGCTTATTCTTGGTATATTTAATGTCCTTTATGTATTTTTGAATAAACATTTCGGACGCCTTCTCGATGTCCTTTTTGATATGCCTAATCTCCCTACTCATACGCATCGGGTCGTCGTCCATCCCCCTCGTGATAAAAACGTTGATGATACGCAATATCAGTTTCTGTTGCTTCCCGTAGTTTTCTTTCGTAATCGCTGTGTTGGCAAGAATATGCCTCTGTTGTTCGAGGGTTATAAAATCGTTGCTATTATTTACACGGTATAAATCATTTAAATATGAGCCACGGATACCCACAGTATCCCGAATATTATTATAGTTGGGTATTACTGGGTCGGTCGTGCGATTATAAAAGTTCGTCCCAAACATCGCAATAATAGCGAGGGGGTTAAAGAGTATGTCCGCTTCGCTATTCTCGTTATTGTATATAGAGCATTTGGCAACATTATTTTGCGAAGGCACAGTCGCAACGCTACCGCTACCGTCATCATTACAGTAAGTATAGCATTTGCCAACGGACATCATATCGGTGTCGGGGACTTTGATGATTTTATTGCGGTTATGATAGTTCGGGATACAGAACCAATGTTGCCATTTTTCGCTACAATGCGCCGTTTCTTCTGCTAAAAAATAGTGGTTCGCCGTCTTGGGCGTTAATCCGAACTCGGTTTTCGCTTCGTTTATTTGAATATTTTCTGGATTTATATTTTGAAAAACAGGGTTCGTGCTTGTGGTATTAATCGTATATTTGTTTTTTTCGTCCTTACATATATAGTTGTTCTTTGATATTCCTTCGCATATACTCATCGCAATCGCAATTATACCTTTAAAAATATATTAGATAATAAATATACGGCGATTACGCTTATCGTATGTCTTCGGTCGAGATTTTCACCCTTTCTTTTTTAGGTATCAAACTTGTATGGTAATTGTCTATTCCTTTTTGATTGATGCTACATTTATCGCCGCCGCCGCTGCCGCTAACATAAACAGGCACATTATTGCCGACTGTATCCAAGCGATTACAATCGATACGCCATACTTTTTCCTTGTTATTCTCAACACGATTGACGACTTTCCATTTCCCGTTGTTAATAAAGGACATATCTTTATTGTTTTTGAACCTCTCTTCTGGTAGCAGGATATTGTAGTATTTATCGCTATCGATTGGAACATCTACGCCAAAGTAATTCATCACCTCCTGTCTTGTAGCGAATACGTCAGACAGCAATATAAAAGACAAGTTGTCATACGATTTGCCTTTTATCTCTTCCCTGTCTGTTAGCCCTGCTTCGTCGCCCTGTTGAACTCCAAAAAGTCCCGCAGAAGACATCTTGAAGTTGTTTAACATATTTTTAAAATAGTTAAAAGTATCTATAATATCCTTGAAGATAGAATAAAACGAGTTTGAACCTTCGCCGTCTTTATCGTCCTTCTCTGCGTCCTTGTTTGCGACCGCATTCGCAGGTTCTTTCTTTTTATAAGCATCCTTTATAAGCCCCAAGATGAAATATATCAGCCATACCAATATTATAAATCCCACAAACACGGGGTTTCTTAGCAACGCCGCAATGGCGGGGACGATGAGCCGAACAATCTCTACAATCATCCTTGTGACGAATGCGACTGCTTCAAAAAACGCTACAACGAAGGATTTAAAGTTATCAATGAATATTATAAACCATTTTCTAAAATTATCACTCGAATGTCTCGCATTCGCATTGTATTCCTTCATATTCTCGATACGCTCTGTATGCTCTCGTTCTTCTCGTTTCATCCTGTTCTCGATAATTCCCTTCAAAGCCTCCTTTTTCAAGTCTTCAATCCTCTCAATCGTGCTTTTAAGATTTATATTTAATAAATACAAGGTATTCGAGACTTCGGTTAGATGCTTATTATAATATTTCATATCCTCTACATTTACATTATCACCACATATCTTCACTCTTCGAAATAGAATATAGGTACAAAACAAGTAGATTTCATCAAACGTATTAAAATGTTCGAGAGTTGTGCTATGTGTTCCGTAAGCATCTATTAAATGCTCGTTATTCTCACCGCTTTCGTCGCCGCCGTCGCTACCGCTTCCTCCACCCTTCTTGGAATATATTGAGAAAAGATAGGGGAGCAATGGTATTGCCAAGATTATTGCTATAATAGTCAATATATAATATGTAAAATTATTGAGATTATCCATCTAATAATTTATATTACTCTTATAATAATATAATAATAATAATTACGTGATAATATTCGGCTTTTTATTATATTCGTAATAATAATAAATAATAACAAAATAACTCTATGATGTATGGCTACATCTACGCTTTCATTTTCTTGCTCGTTCTCTATGCGTCCCTGTATTACATATTCTATGACGAACTAATCATCTACCAAGTAGAAGCGACGCATTTTGAGTTTAATCTGCTCTATAAAAAGCAACCCATCATAATCCAAGATAACATCACGAATATCGAGGAAATCCTGATGAATTGGTTCAACTATAATATAATCGACTATGATATGCTTATCCCGAACATTTTGGGATGGAACAGAAATCATCACAAGTATCTTCTTATCTACGCCCAAGGAGACGCAACAACCGAGATAACATTAGGAAACCCCCTTACAAAGCACACGAATAACGTCCCCGTCCCCGACGAAACCCAAGAACTTACTACAATCCTCTTAGATAAGAATAAGATATTGATAATTCCCTTTAAATGGTTTTATCATATCAACATCATCACAGGAAACCCACGATTTTTCGGAATACACGATTATATAACCTACGGTTTGTCCTTTGGCGTCGTCAATAAAAATAAATAATATTAGTATATAAGGAAAGGTCGAAGGTAGGGTAGCAAAGATGGCTTCGAAGAATATGTCGGCTGCGTCGGCTACGACTGTGTCCGCTACGTCTATCTTGTATTTTATTATCGTTATCTTGACAGTATCGTTATTGATTGTTAGCACCTTGTTATATTATGCGTATAGCAATAAAAAAGAAGGCGTGGTGGTTGAGAAGAATGTCAAGGCATCTTTATGTCCTCAATGTCCGCCTTGCCAGTCGTCGTGTCCGAAAGCAGAAAGTGCCATTCCAGTATATCCAAAGGAACTGCCAACGTATGACAACAGTCGTGAGTATCAACAAGTGGGTATTTTAACATCGAATGACGATACTGAGCCGATTATCTTGCCATTGTTTAGCAAACGAGCAAGTAATCACAGAGATAGATGGAATTACTATACGACAACGGATAAAAACACGATGTTGCGATTACCGATTAGCCACGATAATATGAAATGCGACGATGACATTGGGTGTAATGAAATATACGACGGAAACACTTTGTATATAGAGATGTATAAGGGTAAGACATTTAAGGCGACGATATATAAGAAGCAGACGCCGTCTTATTTCGCAGATAAATATTGAAAAAAGGATAATATAATATAGATATAATATAGATATGCCGCCTAAGTTGCCTAAGTCGCCTAAGCAACCTAAATTAGGTATCTGTTCGCATATTTTAAGACCTATACAGAAATATAAATATATATGCTGGTTTTTGGCGATTATAGTGATTATGTTTTACAGTCAGCGTAGTCGCAGAGTAATAATGGAGAGTTCGAAAACGTGGGATATACGAAGTAAGGCAGGGGTGGAAAGAACAGTATTTTCATTGTTTAGAAAACTATTGTATGGGAATTACTTAATTGTCGGCGACGAACCTGCTAATAGTGATGAATACAAAACATTTAATGAGAATACGTTTGTAGAAATATTAAAACAGTTGCGTGAAATGAATAATAAAGAGTTTCCATATAATCCCGACGATAACGAACCATACTATATGGATTCTTATATATATAAACTATATAACTTATTCGGTGTTGATTGTAAAATGTTTGATTATATACCAGAAAGACAAGAACTTTATTATTCAAGTATTAACAAAGATGTTGATGTATATAAAGACGATAAACATGCACCTACAATATTAATTATTACAATAGAAGGTTTTTTAATTCAATTCGAAAATAATAAAATTTATGACGACAAGGTGATTAGAGAATTAACTTCTATGAAAGAAGAAATAACATATAATGGCGTCGGCTATATTTTAGATTCAGTATATTTAGGAAATGCGAACGATACGGATTTAAATCACGCTATCGTAGGAATGACTTGTAAAAAAAAGAAGTTTGTATTTAATGGAGAACCTGTTAAGAATGAAAGAAACTTTCCGTGCGTTCTTATGCGACACGATTGGAATATACTACAAGACAGAGACTTTTATCTATGGGATAACGATTGTGAATTACACGACAAACCAACAAAAGCAGATGAAAATCGTTATAATTTTAGCGAAGGTAAAAGAAGAAGTTTTATATATGTTCGTAAAAATGAGAGTAGGGATACATCGGTTTCGAAGGAAACGGATGTAGAAAAATATCGCCAAGAACAAAGAGAGGCTATGTTATTAGAAAAAGTAAAATTAGAAGAAGAAATAAAAAAAGCGAGGTTGCGTTATGAAGAACATATGAAAGCAATGAAGGAAGAAGAAGAACAAAAAAAAAAAAAAAAAAAAAAAA